TTAACCCTGTCGGCACAAGCCTGAACCACAGTCTTAATGACAGTTTCCAAGTCATCTTGGGCAAATCCAATGATGGGTACTTCTTCATCGTAGCCCCGTTCTTGAAAGGTCTTGACTGTATATTTTTGGTCAATAAAGTCTTTAATCATGTGGTTCATAGCTCGCTCCTAAAGGTTACCCCCTCAAAACGGGACGGAATCGTCCTCTATCGCAGCATCTTTTAGCATCCGATTAACATCAGGCTTGTTAAAGGTATTGCGGTACTCGGCTGACAGCATAATTTGGTCTTTTAGACCTTGCGATAAGCTGTCAAATACTTCTTGGTCAAACTTCTGTAAGTCAAACAATACGCAAGGGTTTACGCCCTGTGGCATACCCGCTTTTTGTACGATTGCAGGAACTGGCGTAATAGCCACCGCATCAGCGTAGGTATTGCCGTTATTGGCAGTCCTGTGCTGAACAGTAACCATGCACCATTTGTCTAACAAATTGCGTAAGTCAAAGCCACGCAACTCATCATCGGTAAATGATTTGCCACGCCAAAATTCCAAGTCTTTCCGTAAAGAAGCCTTATCGCCTAGCGACAGCGTGTAGTTGCGTGTTTGGATAAGGGGTTTGCCCTCAATCTTTAAATCATCGCCATGAAGCTCCCAAAAGAACTTCACTTTGCGTAGCATCTTGACTTGACCCATGTACTCGGACTTCTGTGTGCCTAAGTCAATAATTCGGTATAAACGAGCTAAGTGCGACCCTACTGGGGCTACCTTAAACTCTTTTTTTTCTGTAGTTGTGCCTGTCACAATCATTGTTTCCCCCCAAAAATATTAGAAAAATCGTCAAAAATCGTACCCAAAATGGGGCTAATCCTACGCTTATTGGGTAAGCCACAATGAAACCTGATTAGGTCAATTTCTGCCAATGTCAACATATCACCATCTTCTGCCTTATCTAAAGCTATCTCAAGGCGTTCTTGCTCTGCCATTATTTCGTTATGTAATTCCTGTAAGTCATCCATAATCATCTCCAAAAGTAAACAGCTTATGCTGTACCACCATATTAAGCCAAATTAAATAAATGTGCAAACTATTTGATATGGCGTTGTATTTTTGTTAAACTTGCTTAATGAAGAAAAAAGTGTTTACCGATAGCCAAATTATCGAGTTATTAGGTGGCCCTACCAAAATAGCCAAAATCTGCAAAATTAGCGTACCTGCGGTGTCTATGTGGAAAAACTCAGGTATTCCTGCCGATAAAATGGTCTATTTAGGGGCATTGCTAGAACAGGAATCTAAAGGTTTAGTAAGCCGTAAGGACTTATTTCCTGAAAGTTACCAGTTGATATGGCCTGAGTTGCGTTGATTTTGTTGTATACTGTAAGGGCAGAGTGATGTCTGTTTAGTAAGTATCTTCCATAAGACCCTTTTGGGTTGCCCTGAGTGTTTAGTAAATACTGGAAGATTATTTATTAAGCAACATCACCTTAGAGCAACCCAAAGGGGTTTTTCTATTTCTGCCACCCGAAACGACAGGGTGTTAGAAAAAGTCGGGGATGGGCTAGAGGCCGATGGAGATTCAGCATCGGAGCGAGGGTCGACACCTGCGATAGCCGCCAAGATACTGGGTCAAGCCAGCTTGGGTAGAGTCGTTACTCGATACATCTCTTGACAGTATCGCCACTTGTGGCGTTGGTCGTTCTATGGATAAAAAACAAGTTTGCAACAAAAAGTTATACATAAGTTATATCTACCAACTTTAAGTAACTCTAGGGTTTATCCCTATATACCTTATTATTAAGTAAACTTAACCTACAGTCTTTAAGGGGGAATAATGAAACTACTAATCACCGCAATAATCACCGCAACACCTGTAATGGCTCAAACTTATGTGGTTACAAATCCACAGGGTAATGTTTCTTATTATGTACAAAAACAAGGTAATCAGGTTCAAATAGTAAACAATCAAGGCGTAATACAAAACGCCACAATTTACCCAAATCAAGTCGTAACACCGCAAGGTTACGCTATTGGTACGCCTAGCTATACAGTACCTATCAGTCCACCAAGCCCACCTAGCCCAAGAGTGTTGCAATGACTACCTTTACTACCGATGACCGCATAAACGCTTATAGCCATTACAAAATCTATGATGAGCATGGTGAATTAATGCGTACAGTAAAAACTAAGCATGAAGCCGAGCATTTAATACAGACTTATACCGATTGGACTTACCAGTTTGTAAAAGCCCAAAAACTTGATTTACCTGACGCACCTTTCTAATGAGTGCTTGGTTAATCATTGTTACGGGGTTAATTTATGCCTATATAGGTATAGAACAAGCCTTTAAAGGTAATACAGCTATGGCAGTTGTATATAGCGGGTATGCTTTTAGTAATATTGGACTTTATATACTTGCAACAAAATAGGGGGATGTGTGGATTTTGAAAAGTTTTGGATAAATTGGCCCAAAAAGGTCGCCAAGAAAAAAGCTGAAATTGCTTGGAAACGATTGACTGACCTTGAAAAGCGTGAAGCCTTAGAAGCCTTGCCTAAGCACCTTAGACATTGGCAACTTAAACGCACCGAAATAGACTATATTCCTTACCCTGCTAGTTGGATAAACGCTGCACGATGGGAAGATGTTTTAGACATGACCCCCGCCAAAGAAAAGGTGGACAGGTCTTGGATGTTTAGCCAACAAGGTATTGAAAACAAAGCTCGTGAACTAGGAATACTGGGTAACGGGTATGACAGCTACGAAACCTTAAAGAAGAAATGTATGATGCGAATGGGTATGGAGATTGATTGAACACCAATTCAAATGTGCAGTACGGCAGTTATGTAAATGGCGTAATCAATGGGGGTTAGCAAAGTTTAGGGAATATCTATCAAAATACCAAATTGATAGTGATTTACTAAATGGTTTTGTTGAACAATGGAAAAAAGGTAATAAGGGGGAATGGAACACATGGTTATAAATATTCAAGAAGTGTTTGATAAATTAGAAAGTATTAAAGAAGAATACAGTTGGGCTAAAGGCAGGCTTGCAGGTTTAAAAGAATCTAAAAGCAGCGTTAAGTCAATAATGATGAAAAAAAGCTCAGAGCAATCGCTGGGTGGCCAAGAACGAGAAGCCTACGCCAGTCAAGAATTTCAAGACCATTGCGATTTAATTGACGAATTTACCGCAAAAGAAGCCTTACTTAACTTGGAAATATCTATTGCTCAAATGAAGTTTGAAGCATGGAGAAGCGAACAAGCCACTAACCGCAACATTGAAAGACTAACACGATGAGAGATTACGCTGAAGTAATGCTAGAACTTAACCAAGCCATCAAAAAAGTGCATGAATTTTCATTAAAAAATCATGCAACCGAAGCCTATTTAGTAAGCTGTGATGTGACCGATTTAGCCCAAGAACTTGAGGATGTACTGCAAAAAGATGCAAACATTCAATAAGATAATGCGTAACGCTTTTGCATCACACATCGACTATGGTGCGTTCTTAGGACTATTGCCTACAAATCCACATTTTTGCCCCAGTAACATAGATGGAATTGCAGAGCGTAAAGGCAAGTTTTTGGTGATGGAGTGGAAACGCCCCAATGAAAAGGTTAGCGAGGGTCAACGCAGATTATTGCAAGCCTTTGCTAAAACGCCTAACTTTACAGTTGTTATTGTGCAAGGCAACACAGATGACGGGCTAATTATCCAAGACTATTGGCAAGTCCAATCCTACGGGTCATGCGTTAAACTCGGCACAGGGGTTGATGAATTCAAAGCCTTTTACACAATGTGGTACGAATACGCCAATGAATAAAAAAGAAAGAAAACAAAATGACGATATTGCAAGACTTGGTTGCGTCTTATGCTACCACTTGGGCTACCATGACACCCCCGCAGAGCTTCACCATGTCAGACGATTCGGTGGAAAGCGGTCAGAAGCACCAATACTCCCCTTATGTACCGAGCATCACAGAGGTGCTACAGGTGTGCATGGACTCGGAGCAAAGGCTTTCGAGAGATACCACGAAGTTGAGTTCGATACCTTACTAGGTATAGTCAAGGCTAGGCTACAACTCTAATGGGTCAAAGCCTAGTTCTGTAGCTACAGCTTTGGCTCTATTTCTAAAGGTTTTGTCGTGCTTAGTCCACGCCTGAGTGCTTGTATCCCACCGACTAGCATGAATCATCTCATGGGCCATAGTCCTAATTACTGTGTCTAAATGACCGCACCTAGCGTCAGATATAGTAATGGTATGGGCGTGTTTTTCCCCATCGTCATAAAGGTATGTACCCATAGCATCAAAGTCGCTATCCACTACAAACTTGATTTCTTCAGGCAAAGGCAAGTCCCAAGACGCAAACGGCTCGCAGCAATACAACATACTGTAGATGTGTTCGATAATCTTAGGCGTAATCTTCATACTTCTAATATTTCACCACGAAACTCTACCTCGTTTTCCCCGCAAACCTGAATCATCTCAGGCATTAACAACCGACCTCTTTCCCAAGATGCCATGACAAACCCTTGTCGCCAATCCTTTGCGTTGTCCTCTGTGTAGCTAAAACTTTCTGCGTTAACATCGGCTAAAGTGCCTGTTTGTACACCCCAGTAGGTCTTTTGGTCAAAGGTTGATATAGGACTCAAAGTCAAGACATGGGTATGCCCTGTAAAGATATTACTAAAACTGGCTTGGACATTGTTATAGCCTGCGTACCTACCGCCCTTATGCCTGTGTTTAATCACAGTATCTTCATTGACCCAAAATGACCAACAGGTTTCCCAATGGGGAAAATGGTACTTTAGGTTAAATCCATCTACCCCCGAAAACTCAGGGGCACGAGATACTAAAGCTGACTCATACCGCATATCGTGGTTTCCCAGCGTCCATATTAAACGACACCCTGCTGGGCGTACCTTTTCAATAGCGTCTAAATGCGTTTTACAGTAGTTTAGTTCGTCTAATACGCTAGGTTGGCGGTCGTAGTTAATCTTTGGGAATCGACTCAATACAGCCCCGTCAAAGGCATCTCCATTGCATATCACCGCTTTTGGGGAAAAATGCTCAATAAATTTAATCAGAGCTTTAAATCCTGTTGTAGTGCAATCGGTAAAGTGGGCATCTGAAAAGATAATGACCCGCCCTTTTTCTAATTCCATACCCCGTCTAACGCTATGGGTGGTGGCATCTAGGCGTTCTTGCAATAGTTCTTGGCGTTTTGCCTTTTCAGCCCTAGCTCTTTCGATATATTCTTTGCTTTTTTCTACTTTGTAACTAATGTCGGTTACTAGCGTTATGTTGTGTCTTATTTCAACTGACCGCCTACGATTCATAACTGCCCGAACACCAATGCCTAAGTGTTCTGCCAATGCCGTAGGACTAGGATATTCTTGCCATTTCTCTATAAATATGTCATCACTAATGTAATCACCATACTGATTTTTAGCCATATAAGACCCTAATCGTGATAAAGTTAGCATATATTAACCGATTACTGTTAAAAAACAATGGCATACGCTAAAAGAACTGACGCTAACCAAGCTGAAATAGTAAAAACGCTAAGACAAGCGGGTGCTGATGTGTATGACTTATCTAAAGTCGGCAAAGGAATTCCCGATTTATTGGTTACTTTTAATGGCGAAACTATCCTAATGGAAGTAAAACGAGATGCTAAAGCCAAGTTCACCGCAGACCAATTAAAGTTTATTGCTAAGTGGAAAGGTGGGCCATTAAGCCGAGTAGATAGTCCTGAATCTGCATTAAGAGTAATTGGATTAATCCCAAAACACGACTATAATCAATAAAAACAAGGAGTTTGTATGGAAAATTGTGCTTTATTCGTAGCTACATTACTACATTCTGCGACTAACACGCATTTTTTCCATTGGAGTACCGACTCTTATTCCAAGCACATCGCATTGGGCGAATATTACGATGGCATTGTAGAGTTGACCGATGCTTTTGCAGAAGCCTACATGGGCAAATATGGCAAATTCACCGCATTTCCAAGCGTGTACCACCAACCTAAAGACCCAGTTAAATACCTAGAATCCCTGCAAAACTTTGTAACAGATGCTCGCCAAGATTTGCCGCAAGATTCTGAACTACAGAACTTGATTGACGAAATTGCCGACCTCATTAACACCACCGCTTATAAACTTAAATTCTTGAAATAAAAGGATAAATCATGCCATTAGTTAAATCAAGTTCGTCTGAAGCCGTAGGTAAGAATTATAAAAAAGAGCGTGAATCAGGCAAATCCAAGAAGCAAAGTCTAGCGATTGCTTTGTCAGTACAACGAGAAAACGCCAAAGGTAGCCGTAAGTCTAAGCTAGAAGATGCATATGCTCATTACATTCAAGAAAAATCTTGAAAATTCTTGAAATATGAGCCGACAAGACCAAATTCGTGCAGCAATGGATAAGCACGATAAGCCAATACCTAAGACCACTAAAGGCAAAGGTAGAAATTACTTATCGGTTGAAGAAGGTGCAGGTATGACGGCAAAAGGCAGAGCTGCTTATAACCGCAAGAACAACGCAAATTTACAAGCCCCCCAAGCTAGTGGGCCACGCCATGATAGTTTCTGTGCAAGGTCAAAAGGCTGGACTGGGGAACGAGGAAAAGCAGCAAGAGCGAGATGGAGTTGCTAATGAAAACTTGTTTTTGTTGCAAGGAAACCAAAGAACGCTCTTTGTTTTTTAAGCATAGCCAAACCCCCGATGGGCTGCATAGTTGGTGTAAGGCTTGTTGTAAAAAAGGCAATGCTAAAAGCCGTCAAAAGCAAAATTCTAAAATTGAAACTAGAGCCAAAGTATTTTTATGCAACGCACAAAAAAGTGCAAAAAAACGAAATCAAGAGTTTTCTTTAGAAATCAATGACATAGTTGAATTTTGGCATAAACAAGACAAAATTTGCCCTTATTCAGGATTAGAAATGACTCTTGAAGCTAGCAAACTTAATACTGTTTCAATCGAGCGTATTGATAGCAACATTGGTTATACGAAAGAAAATACAATATTGGTATGCCAAGCTATTAATCGCATGAAATCTGACTTTAGTTATGAAGATTTTTATATGCTTTGCCAATCTGTAGCCAAGTTTTTAGGCGATGATGAACTTAAATTAGCCGTAGGAGCGTACAAATGAAACATGGTCTATATGCTGCAATTCACGCCAAGCGTGAGCGGATTAAAGCTGGTTCAGGCGAAAAAATGAACAAGGTTGGTAGCAAAGATGCCCCTACCAAGCAAGACTTTATTGAGTCGGCTAAGACTGCAAAACCGCCCAAAAAGACTAGAAAACAAATGCTTACCGATAAAATGAAGGATATGTAATGTTTAAAAAAGAAAAGATTAAACCTGAGAACTCTTTGTTGCAACCGCACAAACAGACCACGCTAGAAAAGAACGAAGATAAGCGTATGAAGCGTAAAGCAGAGCTATCTAAGCACTTTAACCAATTTGTTAAACAGATGGCTTAAATGGCTAATTTGGCACAAACTTTACGCCAAGTCGGATATGTAACACCACAGGGTCAGGTTACAGGCCCAAACGCACCCCTAGCCCAACAGCTAAAGAACTATGTAACCAATGTAATCCCAACTGCCCGCCAAAACCTAGCCCAACAAAGAGCCGACATAGATGCTGCCTTAACGATGGGTCAAGGGGGGGTTCAAATAGGGGATAGAGAAGCCTTTGAACGCCAAATGGCTCAAGTACCTAATCTAATGGGATTGACCGCTTATCATGGCACACCTCATACCATTAAAGGCAAGTTTGATATAAACAAGGTCGGTACTGGTGAGGGCGCACAGGCTTACGGGCATGGGATGTACTTTGCTGAAAACCCTGCGGTAGCTAAAGAATATCAGCGAAAATTATCAGGCTGGGATACTAGCACTAAACTTGCATTAGGACATCATGGCGGCATAGACAATGCTATTGCTGAAACAGAAAAAAGAGTAAATAGCTACAAAACTGGTAATTGGGCAGAACACGAAAAAGAACGAGCAAATCGGCTTTTACAGTTAAACCAAAAGAAACTAGAAGAATTGCAAGCTATGAAGGCTGGGATGCCTGAACCTACAGGTAATCTATACAAAGTAGATATACCTGATGCAGATATACCTATGATGCTTGATTGGGGCAAACCATTAGCGCAACAAACACCTGAAGTACAAGCGGCTATTCAAAAATTAGGCGATAGATTTAGACCGCTGGATGATATGGAAGCTAAAAATGTAACTGGCGAAAGACTATATAGAAGAATAGAGAACAGTTTTGGCAAATATTATGGAAATCAAGCAAATCCTGACGCTTCAGCATTATTGAACAGCGTTGGAATTAAAGGCATACGCTACTTAGATGAAGGAAGCCGTAGACAACCATATTCTGTGGCTATTTCTACTAAAAAAGGCCCGTATGCAGAAACTGAATTTCTTACAAAAGAACAAGCAGAACAATACATTAAAGAAAAACAAGCTGAAGGTTTTAAGACTGAACTCAAAGAAACAGGCACATCAAACTTTGTAGTATTTGAACCTAGCAATGTAAAGATACTAGAACAAAACAGTAAGCCAATGACCCGTAAAGAAATACTAGAGCAGGAACTAAAAAAGGTAGTAGAATAAACCCTAACTTAATCAATCACTTGGATAAGTATGGAAAATAAACAATTAAAGAATATTAAAGGGGCAGGCAGACCTGCTGGTAGCCCTAATAAATCCACCGCATTGGCTAGAGAAGCCATAGCACGCTTTGTAGATGGCAACAGCCATAAACTACAAGAATGGCTAGAAGCTATTGCTGATGACCCTAAATACGGCCCTAAACACGCATTTGACTGCTTTATGCAAGTGGCTGAATACCATGTACCCAAATTAGCCCGTACTGAGCATACTGGTAGCGAGGATAAACCCATTCGATATGTGGTTTCATGGAAGAAATAGCAGACTTTACTGATGTCAAAATAGAACTGTATAAGCCTAGAGATGTATTTCTAGACTTCCATGACCGCCAACAACGATGGGCTGTTATTATTGCCCACCGAAGGGCTGGTAAGACTGTAGCCTGTATTAACGACATTCTTTGGCGAGCTTTGACCGAAACTAAGGAAAATGCCCGATATGCTTACATTGCCCCGTACTATGCTCAAGCTAAGTCTATTGCTTTTGATTACCTTATGCAGTTTAGCGAGCCTGCTAGGGTTAAGCACAATATCTCAGAGTTGTGGGTGGAGTTATTCAACGGGGCTAGAATTCGTCTATTTGGTGCAGACAATCCTGATGCTTTGCGGGGTTTATACCTAGATGGCGTAGTTCTGGATGAATATGCCGACATGAAGCCAAAGATATGGGGCGAGGTAATTCGACCCCTATTGGCTGATAGACAGGGTTGGGCTACCTTTATTGGTACGCCAAAGGGTCACAATACCTTTTACGATATATACCAATACGCCACGATTAACAAAAATGAATGGTATAGCTCCGTCTTACGGGCTAGTCAGACTAAGTTAATCCTACAGACCGAACTAGACGATGCTCTAAAGTCTATGTCTGTCGACCAATACCAACAAGAGTTCGAATGTTCATTCGAGGCTTCCATAGTCGGGGCTATATGGGGAGTCGAGCTGCGATTACTGACCGATGCAGGGCGTATTGACAAGGTTGAGTGCGATACCCTATTCCCTGTGCATACGGCTTGGGACTTGGGCTTTAACGATGCTACGGCTATTTGGTGGTATCAGGTTGTACATGGCGAGATACGAGTATTGGATTACCACGAAGCTCATGGGCAACCGATTGTCTATTACGCTAATCAGATTAAAGAACGACCATACGAATATGGTACGCATTGGCTACCACATGATGCACGAGCAAAAACTTTAGCAAGCGGTGGCAAGTCAATAATTGAACAATTAATCGATAAATTACCCCTAAAAAGCGGAAATTTGTTTAAAATCGTACCTAATCTGTCATTACAAGACGGCATACAAGCTACAAGAATGGCGTTAAG